GTCGTTCAAAAACTGCAACAATGCATTCGGGTCATGATCAAACCTTGCCCGAATCTTAGCAGGCAACGCCATAAAAGCTTCTTCAGAAGCTCTAACTGCATTAATAGCAGAATGGTAATCAGTAATACCACTGAAATCGCCGTATTGAGGCGGAATAGGGACAGTTGGTAACTCCCCTGTTACCCCAAATCGTTCGACTATAACATTAATGTCGCACTCGTCTTTCATATGCTGCTGAGCCAAACTCGGGTCTTTACATTCAAGACCAGTCTCATCAGACACCTTATTCATATCGTAATTGTACGGATTACGTACAAACACAGTCGTTTTACTCATTTAATACCTCTTATAGACTTATAAGCACGAGAAATAATATTATCCAATGAACTTTTAGCATTGCTAAAACCTTTCTCGCCATAAGCAACTGCATCCTTAATATTGCGAACAATATTTGTATCAGGCGCAGGCGCCTTACCCACTTCAGTTAAATTAGCAGTTGCATTGGTATTTCTAGCATTAGCAATACTACTAGCAGCACTAGCTGTATTGCTATTAATCTGTGAACCTAATACACCTAAATCATAATAAAAACGAGTTGGCATTTGTTCAACTTCAATAGCAGTTTTTCTAGCCTGCTCAGCAACTTGCTTTGCAGTCTGAATATTCAACTGCTCTTGAGATTTAGCCACCTCTATCTGGGCTTTAGTTAAAGCAGGTAAAGCTCCTTTAGTTGCACCCTCAATAGCGGCTGCACCTATATTTTCTGCTTTATACGAAGCACCTTGCGGAGTTGAAGCTCCGCCTTGTGAATAAGCCAACATAGGGGATAATCCGGCTGCGTTCAAATCAGCTACTGCACGCTGATATGACGTACCGGACATACGCTCTTGAAAATCCAACTGAGCTTGAGTAGATGCAGCAGTCTGCTTGTTCGATAATATAGAACCAGTAAGACCACTTAAAGCACCAACAGCAGCTCCTGCAAAACCATCAAATAAACCCATACTCCACTCCGTTCCGTTTCCGATCTACTTGTTACCAAGTAGACCGGTTATTAAAACAATTAGAAGTGATCGATTAAGCCAGGTACAGAGTACATTGGCATTGGTCGAGCCATCTTACAATCAAAAAACGCATCCATCAAAAATTGCTGACCGTTAGCTGCCGCACCTACTGCAGTAGTACGGTCAATAGGTGGCGTTTCTTGAATAAACGTTGCATTTAATGTAGGAAGTGAAGTGAACTTCTGAGCATAATGCCATGCATCAATAGTACCTGCAGAAGTAGACTTAAACAAACCAGATATTTGACTTGGCTTATAACGGTATTCTGCCCAACGTTCTTGATATCCAAATACGTTGTTATCAGTAGACGTACCCGTTACATAAATTTCCTTATTCAAAATAGCCTGTTCGCCAAGATGAGCAAATACTGGGAAATAAAAATCATAACGAGTTGAACGTGACCACATACGTGGTAAACCTTGCTGATATGTCAAATCAGCACGTACATTCACCAAACCAATTATGTATCCATGTTCTTGAGCATGATACGTAAAACCATGTCCACTAGCCAACGCAGTACCCATTGCAGCCAAGTTACCAAGCGGAGTAGCACCGCCAGAAATCGAAGTAGCAGACGTCTGAGCAATCGGGTTAACGTTGACATAAGTGGAACCTCCACCAATATATTCAGGACGTTGTAGACGGTAATCTTGTGGAGTAACTCCAAAATGAGCGCGTAACAATTCTGTGTAGCGTGTACCACCACGAGCATCACGCTCTAACAATCTCTGAATCTGGAATGACTGACGTAACTGATTAATAGTTGCAGCAGTAGCAGAACTTAAATCAGCATAAAGACCTGAACTACCGGAAGTAACAACACCCATTGCTTTTAAATCAATGGGTTGACCCGGATTAATAGTAGTACCGACAGCCTGATTATATGAATTAGCATCAGCAGTAATACGATCATTAGAACCACGCAAACCTAAATTGCCTGCGTTTTGCGTTAGACCCAAAGCAATACCAGTACCATAAACAGGAGCAGAAGTGCCTAAAGGCAAACTAACTGCTGCACCTTTCTGTGGCCAAGGTAAAGCACCGGTAAAATAATCTTTACGCTTACCACGACGTACTAAAGAATAATCAGCAGGTACATCACCACTATCACCAGTACGAACAGTTAAAGAATTTTGTAAATTCTCATCTCTAAACCATTCATTATAAATAAGATTATACGCACGTAATGGCAAAGCATTATGCGTAACAGTATTAGAACCTGTAATCTGACCTGCAGTAGGCAAACCAAAATAATCAAAAACAGAACCAACAGCATAACCGCCCGCAGGGCTTGTTATTGTTGGAATAACATAACTAATAGAATCACCGGGGTTCGTCTGCTCACCCATAAACTTAACCCAATTTGTCCAAACTAATCGGTTTGGTACAAAAAAGAAAAATGTGTCAAGATGTAAATTATCCATAACAGGAAACAATGGCGTTGCCAAACGAGCAAACATTGTTGCCTTAACATTGTGCATATCTCCGGGAAGAACTTCATCACAGTAGATAGGTACAAGATAACCACCATCAAAAGTAGTTTTGTGAGCATATTGCGTATCAAAACTAGAGCGGGGAATATCCGCTTTAGGAATCATAGCAAACTGGTGTGAACTCACAGATTTATTACGATGCATAACAATCTCCCGAAGTGTTCCGATCTACTTGTTACCAAGTAGACCGGTTATTAA